AAAGGGTAACCGCAAGTGCCGCAGTTAATTAAGTTAGTCATTTGGCATCCTTCCATTCCCAGCCAAAGCACAACCGCATCATCGTTCGATGCAGCCAGATTGGCTTTTCCTTTATATTGATTTGAAGTTCCCCAACCCAATAACCGCCAGCATATTTGGGGTTGAGGTCTGCGAAGCTGTAATTTTTTGTCCGATTCGGCTCTGACTCGTAGTCTTTCCAAAAGTCACTCATAACGCCCCCGCCAGCCACCACAGGCCATAAAGAATTGAAAGAGACACAACCGCTGATGCCAGCAGAGATGCAATTAAGATTATTCGATGTTTCACAGTAATGCCTCGCCTACGTTGTCACGTTTTTGTTGTTCGTATTGCTTGATTTGTTCTGGTGTCCAAGGTGTTGGGCCAGTTGCGGGAGGAAATGGCCACATCATGTCCCCTTACTGCCCCAATCGGGCATCTTTTCATTAGCGGCAAGCGCCTCAAGCTCAACATACAAGTTGTCCAAGCCGGGTTCGTCAAAGCTACGGCTGCAATAGTGCGACCAAAACCAAGCGGCTTCTTCCCAATGGCATTCCTTAAACAGCCTGTCCCGCACAAATGCGCCGGGAGAATTAGGCATATACAGTTTTAGTGGGTTTTCAATTTCGGCTTTCATAGCCGCTGCAATAGCGTTGTAGTTCATGCTTCTTTCGCTTTCAGCATTGCGTCTGCCATTTCATAAGACCATTTCGCAACATTACTGTCGTACAGCGTAGTATCACTAGGAAGACTTGCCAACAAACCCTGCATCGCCTTGGCTGCAAAGTAGTCGCGCAGGGTCATGCCTTCGTGTTCGTAGCGGTTTTCGTATGGAAACGCTGGCCCACCTGTGTTTGTATTGCTCATATTTTGTCCTGTGTTGTTGACATACGCAGTATAAGCTAACTTATTTGCTTTGTGTAGTCTCTTTAAAAAATATTCCGTTGTTTACGCCCCACGCCTCCAAAAAGGTAATGAAATCCATTGCCTGTTCTTTGGTGAAATTGCGGGTTTGAAGGCCAAGCTGGACGATACCTTGCCCATCCAATGACGGAATGATTTTGCCGCCTTGTAGCCCTATTTCCTTGGCAAATAGGTCTATCAGCAGACGCTTCCAATCCTCTGTTGACCACTTAGCGCCAAGGTGTTGGGCTTGCGTTGCAATCTCGCCAAGCATTGCGTGATATTTTTCCTCTTGGTCACGACTTTTGCTTTCGGCTTTGATCTCCATGCGTAGCTGTTTGCCAGCCTTAAGGCTTTCTTTGACCTTAGGCCAAATGCTTGCCATCAACGTACTGGCTTGTTCGGCTGTGTGTAAATGAAAAATCATTTAATCTCCACAAAAGCAGGGAATGGACTCATCATTAAACAAACCCATTTGGTTCTTAGAAAAATTTGCTAACTCTAAATACGATGGATGATCTGTTCTAAAAAGATTTCCAACACCTTGATGTTCTGGTGTTATTTCTTTAACCAATTTTTCCATTTTTGCCCACCAAACAGTTTTTTCTGGCTGCTCACGGGCTATATTTATTTTTTTATCTATGCTTTTAAGAAAGCACATATCGCAATTGCCTAACAAAGCCTCGCCACGATGCGTTTGCAGTTGAAGCGAAAATGATTGTTGCGCCCAAAATTCATTGATTGTGTCTTTGGTTACGCCAGCAGTGAATAAAGGTATTTTGTGTTTTTCCATTTTGGCAGCACGCCTTGGTTCATCAGCCCTAATGCCAACAAAGTCGCTGTTGTTTGCTTCTGAATGCTTCCAACCCAAGCTACGCAAATATTTATGAATAACTCGGATTTTTAAAACACCTGTACACCACCGCTGTGCTGGATTGGGAAGTTTTTTGTAGTGACGAATCAAGGCTTCAAATGGCTCACCATTTCGTGCGGCTGTTTCAAAGTTAACAATTTTGAATTTTGGTTCTTCGGCACAGTATTCCAACCAAACAATTGGAACATTCCAGTGCGTTTCACAGTCATGCACAAATTGCAAAGTTGCTTCGTCTTCCTTACCTGTGTTGGCAAAACAGACAACAGCGTCTTCAGGCAGGCTCATGTCGTGAGCTTCTAGCACCTTGTAAAGCATATAAGCGGATGTGCGTCCACCTGAAAAGCTGATGCAAGTTGGCTCTAGTATCTTATACGGGTTGCTCATAAGACTCCAATCATTTTTAAAGCGTCATCAGGGCTGTTTATGCGGTGCAAGCCACCACCACACCAATTTCCAAAAAAGTCTTGTTGTAGGCGCGTTAAAGGCTTTTTAGGGCCATCCTTGATCTCTACCAAGTATGTTTGACCTTTGTAGCCAACCAAAAGGTCAACAGGCAGGCCAATGATCCAGACATAAGCCCCTGCTGCCCTAAGTGCGCTCACCACTTGGGCTTGATTAGCATCGACCCTTGCTGCCCGTCTAATCATTCTGTTCTTTCAGTGCGTTCATCCGCTGGCGCAAGTCCTCGGCGGCTTTTGCTCCCCGTTTCTTGGTTATGTCTGCCAACGTGTTCTGCCACCAAGCAAACGCTTCGCTTTTCCCATGTTCCAGCATTTTCTTTTTGTAACGCTGTATCCATTCCCGCGCTTCCGTTTGGCTCATAGTCTCCCGTAAGTTCAAGTGCTCGGAGGATGACAAATTCGCTAAATTGCCACCCTTCACGGGTTCGATCAAGGATTTGGTTTGCTCGTTCATAGTTCATGCTAGTTTTTTCAGTGCTGCCATTTTGGCAAGCGTTTCAAGAGATGGTGGTACTGCTTTCAATCGGTCTTGCTCAATCTTTATAAGCACAGGGTCACGACCAGCGTGTTGGGCAGGGACAGTTGTTCGGGCAATGTCAGCAGCCTGTTGGGCAAAAGATTGCTTTTCATGGGATTTCAACCAATCAGCCTCAAGCCCTTGCGAACCTCTACGACACCAAACAACCAAGAAATCGTTAAAAGACATATTTGCCTTCACAGCTTCTTTCTTTGCTGACTCAACAACGGTTTCTGTTACTGGAGCCTTCTTCATTTTGCGTAGGGTCAACCAATCTTGCCAAACCTGTTGTTCAACATTAGGAGGACAGGCAACGACAGTTGCCGCGACCTTGGGAGCCTTCCTTTCCTTTTCCACTTCCTTTCCATTCCCTTCCTTTCCAGTAGGTAGGACTACGGTAGGAGTCAGGTAGTCTTGTCGTAACTCACATAAGCCTTTGATTTTGCTAAGAGTTTTTTTATTTATGACTTGGTGCTTCTCAAAATTAACAACCTTGCCATAGGTCTTGGTATCTGACCCTGAAAACATCTCTATGTAACCAATCACTGACAACTCCCGTAGCAGTTCTGTAGTGTTCTTTGACAACGACCTCAATGGAAAAACATCAGATTCAACCAACTTTGGATTGGCATTGAAATAACCTTCGTCATCACAATGGTTAAGAAGGCCAATTGCAAGCAATGCAGCCTCTGATGAAATGCCAGCAAGCAGTTCGTCACGCCAAAATTCAGGCTTAATTGTTCTGATTCGCGCCATGAATTTTCTCCAAAAACATTTTTTCAAAATCGTCTTTTGTCAACACAGATAAAACATCAACAAGAGAGTCCATTTCGAAAGTGCCCCAATATCCCATCTTGACAATTTGAAGCATGACATTTGCTTTTGATGACTCAAGATTTAAGTGTTCATCTGAATGGCAATCAGCACATAAAGTAACGATAGCGGATTGATCGTAATCCCACGGCCCTTCTGCAAAAGGATGATATTGAGGATGATGTGCGTGTAGTGTTTTGTCTTTTGAGCCGCAATTTACACAAGTAAAATTATCACGCTCATAGACGCGCAAACGCATCTGTTGCCAGCGAGGGTCTAACAATTTTTCGGAATAGCTTTTCTTAGCCATGAGCCGCACCTTATTAACAATGAGCCACCTTGAAAGAAACCAGCGGAAGGCGAGGTGGGGACGCTTTTCAATCGGGTAATTAGTCCGACCTATCCGGGTTTCAAAACATTATAAGCGATTAAACCGTTTGCAAGATAGGTCGAGCCTTCTTAAGCCTGACTTCTTCGTAAACGATAAACAACGCCTGTTCCATCTCTTTGACTGTGCAATTGTCTAGCTGTACGTCATGTACATCCATAACCAGCTTCATAGATGTCATCTCAGGGCCAGTAAAAGCAAAGCGGTTCTTTTCCACGCCACGCTTTGCCATTGTGTAAAGCGCATCCTGTGCTGCCCTGATCTCGTTAGCCCAATCCAAACCTAAGTCATCACGCACACGCACCAAGGCTTCGCAGATGTTGACAGCAGAAATCAGCACATCCATGTGATCCCGTGTGCCTTCACCCTTCAAGATTGAATCAAGCGCCTCATGGTTCTTTAGCTTTAACTCTAAACCCGCTGATGGCAGTGTGCCTACCTTTTTCATGCCAGCAAGAATCCAGTTCAAGTTGTCTGCTCGTATAGGCCGAGGCTTATAACTGCTTTTCTTCCTCATAGAATCTCAACGTCAGGCAGCTTGGTCGGCTCGTTGACGAACCATTCAGGTTTGAGCGTCTTAAGCTGATAGATCCGCATCATGGGTACGTCTTGGCCCCACTGAGATATAGCCGCTTGACTGACACCAAGTAGAGCCGCCAGCTTGACCTGTGAACCCGCGAGTTTGATAGCTTTTTGTTTTTCCATGCGTCAAGTATAAGTTAGCTGATGTTGTTTTTTACACAAATTAGGGTTTGTCCTAGCAAATATTTTTTAAAAAAGGCTTGCATGGCGCTTAAGTTGACTTATAATTAACCCATGCCCTGAACTTCTCGGGGTCTTTTAAGAAAGCAAATCATGACACTCACAACTTCACAACTCTCGGTTTACAACATCCTTTTAGGTATGTGTGACAACAGCCCATTGACTGACGACAAACGCGCTTTGCTCCTGTCGGTTGATCTTAAGCAATTTGGCATTTCCGACAATGACAAGAAAATTGCTGTTCGCCACTACGAACACATTGTTGGCTTGACCTTGCAAGCGGCTTAATTTAACGGGGCTTCGGCCCCACAAAGGACAAAACATGAAACCCTCACACCTCCAAACCCCCCGCACCTTGGCTGACTGCACCTTTGTTACAGGTCACAGCACCATGCACAACACAACGCCACTTTGGGAAACGCTTGCTGGCTACTTGCTGGCAATCGCCATTGGCGTGATCTTTGCCACCATTCTTTTTTACGGGTTGTCAGCATGAAACAGATTGCCACCGCTTTGGTCAAAGCACAGAAGGCCTTTGGCCCCGCTTTAAAGACCGCTACAAACCCGCATTTCCGTTCACGCTATGCAGATCTTGCCGCTTGCGTTGAGGCTGTCATGGACGGTTTAAACAGCAATGGCATTGCCCTTGTTCAGCAACTTACAGAGTCAGACACAGGCGTGATTGTTGAGACTGTGTTTATTCACGAATCAGGTGAAATGCTTAACTGCGGAAAACTTCACGTTCCGGCTGTCAAGCACGACCCACAAGGTTATGGGTCTGCACTGACATACGCACGGCGCTATTCACTGATGGCAGCTTGCGGTATTGCGCCAGAAGATGACGATGGCAATGCAGCCAGCCGTAAAGTTGAAAAGAAATCAGAAGTTGATGAATCAGTCATGGCTGACCACCTTGCCGCCATTGAAGCGACTACAACCCAAGACGATTTGAAAAAGGCTTACGTCAAGGCTTACGCATACGCCAATAACGAACCTGTGTGGCAAAAGAAAGTCATTGCCGCCAAAGACAAAATGAAAGGCAAGTTGTAATGGAACAGAGAAGCACTGAATGGTTTGCTGCTCGGCTTGGCAAGGTCACAGCCTCAAGGGTTGCTGACGTTATCGCCAAGACCAAGACAGGCTACAGCACCAGCCGCGAGAACTACATGGCGCAATTGGTTTGTGAGCGCATGACAAGCACACAAGCCGAGAGTTATAACAACGCTGCTATGCAATGGGGTACAGACCAAGAGCCGTTAGCCCGTGCCGCATATGAGGCAGCAGCAGACGTACTGGTTGATGAGATTGGGTTTGTTGTTCATCCCACAATTGTTAACGCTGGCGCATCACCGGACGGGTTGGTTGGTGACGTTGGGTTGATTGAGATTAAATGCCCAAACACTGCCACGCACATTGACACTGTGTTGACTGACAAAGTGCCAAGCAAGTACATCACGCAGATGCAATGGCAAATGGCTTGCACACAGCGCAAATGGTGTGACTTTGTTAGCTTTGACCCAAGAATGCCAGAGGGCTTGCAGCTTTTTATTCAGCGTGTAGATTTTGATGCGGATTACGTCAAGATGCTAGAGGCTGAGATCACGGGGTTTCTTGCTGAACTTGAAACAAAAATTGAAAAACTTAACGAAAGAAAACATGGCTAAATTGCTTAAAGAAATCTCTGTCATCACAGGCAAGTACACCAATGCCCAAGGACAGGAAAAGAATCGCTACACCCGTGTTGGTTCAATCATTGAAACTAAGAACGGTGAGATGCTAAAGATTGACGTAATGCCCCTGATGGATGGTGGTTGGAATGGTTGGGCATACATCAATGAACCGCGAGAGAAAGAAAGCGGTTTTCCGAAAGATGATGACATTAACTTTTAAGGAACTGAAATGAAAAAACTTTTTGTAGCGTTGACATTTGCAGCTTCTGCAACAGCAGTTTGGGCATCTTGCACCACTCACAGTTACAACATGAATGGTCGGTTTGTCACCTGTACAACTTGCTGCTATGGCGGCAATTGCACGACCAACTGTTTCTGATTAACAGGGGAAAGCGGATGCTGTGAAAAGGAAATGAGGCGCTGACCTCTATGTCAGTCACAGAAACAGCGAGTACCCACCTTACAAGGACAAAATATGAAACTAAAAGACTTTTTTGGCAATCCTTTAGACTTTTTCCCAAGGGTCAGGAAGGACGATCCCATCACATCGTTTGAGGCAGCAGACTCGGTTAAAGAGGTCTCAGCCAAGCATCTTAAGATCATCCTTGAATGCTTAGAAAAAAACGGGCCACTTGGCAAAGATGGTATTGCAAGCCATACAGGCCTTGATGGAAATCAGGTTGCTAGACGACTCAATGAGTTAAAGGTTATGGGTTTAATTATGCCAACAGGCAACATTGTTAAATCAAATTCAGGACGCAATGAAAGAGAGTGGACAGCATGAGTTACGCAGATATTGAAATGGAAGTTGTCAGGTGGGGTGAGGCTCGCCAGATTGTTCAACACAGCAATCCAAGAGCGCAAGCCATCAAGACGCTAGAGGAAGTTGGCGAATTGATGCAAGCAATTGCAGACAATGACCGCAATGGCATGATTGACGCATATGGCGATATTCTTGTAACCCTTGTCATGGGTTGCGCCACTGCTGATCTTGACCTTGTAAAGTGTTTTGAACACGCTTACGGGCAAATAAAAGATCGCAAGGGTCATCTGTCGCCAGAAGGCATTTTTATTAAGGAGTCGTGATGATTTTTGACCTGACCACTTCTGCCCTTGATAAACAAGTATCAGGCAATCACTACAAAGACAAGGCCATCCAGCCTGTTGTTTACATCCACGCAAACAATCTTGGGTTTTGTGCTGGCAATGTAGTGAAGTACGTTACTCGCTACAAAGACAAAGGCGGTATTGCTGACCTTGAAAAAGCTAAACACTACATTGAGTTGCTCATTCAGCTAGAAACAGAGCGATCTCAGCCTCCCGCCGTTTAACGAGTCCCGGCAGCACCTTGCCACCACCCTTAGTCCAAGCCCTGAAAGCCTCCGCAGCACCCTTCCAATCGCCTCTATTAGCCCTCATACGGATGGTAGAGCGTTGGAGGTTGCCTAGTCCAAAGTTATAGGAAATACTGACCAAAGCGTCAAAGCTGCCTTGGCGGCTAACAACGCCGGGAACAAGTCGTAAAACACCACGTTCAAAACTTTCAACGTCAACACGGAATAGTTCGTTGATTTCTTCTTTTGACCAGACACGGTTGTCCTCCGGCTTTAATGGCATCTCTTTGCGAATCATTGGTGTGTGCTTATCAGGCACACGCACCACAGGCAATCTAATCTGTTCTTGGTACAGCACATGACCGTAGCCAATCGTCCAGATGTGAGCAGGGCACAAGTAGGGCTTATTTCTAAACCCCTCATACTTGTGCATCAGGTCTTCACCCGCCTTAGACAGCTTCACTTCTTGCTCCAAGTGCGTGAGCCAAACCAAAAGCCCAAAATTCCACCAAGCATAGCCATTTCATCAGAGCTAAAAATGATTTCTGAATAGCGAATAACGTCATCAATGCTAGTGATAAGCGTTGGATGCTGGTACAGATACCAAGCCATGAAAGCGTTAATTGCTACCAGTTCCAAAACAAAGATATACGTCACAGTTGGACGCACAGTACCAACATAGCTGGATACCCATGTAGCCGCCTTCTCAAGCACCTTGGCATCGTGAGCAAGAGCCGCTTCAGTCATTTTTGCGTCAGTCTCCATTGCCACTTGCTCTGTGCGGATCTCCTCCACCTTGGCTTGTGCTGCAAAGCCAGCAGCCGCTAGCTGTAATTCGCGTTCTGTCTGTACTTGTGCTAGTTTTAGTTCGTGCGCCTGATCGGCTTTGTTCTGGAAGTATTCCAATAGTTTAGGCAAGCCAGAAATCAGCAGACCGCCAAGTGTTGAGATAAGTGAAAGCATCAGTTGCCCCTTTTGGTTAGCATTGCGCTGGCAATCTCCAGCATGAATTTAACTTGTTGAATGTCTTGTGGTTGCTCTGCCCAACCTACTGTGACCTGTCCAACAAACCTATGCGAGTCAGGTGGAACACTTACCCGACAAGTAAAGCCTACGCCCTTTTCTAAGTACCACAAGCCAACTTCAGATTGAGCGTAGCGGTACTCGCCACAAGGAATTTCATTGGTCATTAACTTAACAACATCAGCATTGTTGGACGAGTTCTGACTAAACAAGCCAACATCAATGTCTTCAATGGTCTTGTCTCTACCTTCTTTGGTGTATGCCCTGTAAAGCACCCTGCTGTTAAACAGTGGGTTGACCTTAAAGACAGCAACAACAGTAGCGCCAGTTTTCTTAAAAAGCATTGAACTAGCGTCATCAGCCCGTGAGGTGTTTATCTCCGGCAGCTTTTTAGACTCCTTGTAAGCATCCAGCATAAAGGTTTGGTTCTGCCACAGGAAATAGCCAGCAAACGCAACAACACCCATTACAAGGATTGCAAACAGCTTGAACGGGCTGTCTACATACCCAAGAACTTTGTCAACAATTGATTCTGGCTTGTCGCTCATCTAATGTGCATCATGTACAAAACAATGCCGTAGATCAGCAATGCAGCCAAGACAACAGAAGCCATGCCAAGCACGATGTACTCAACAAGTTGGGCCATGTTTTCTTTACGCCTAACCGCTTCACGCTCTGCTTCTTCTTTGGCCTCACGGCGCTTACGGGCAGCAGCAGCTTGGAACTTCTGCCAGTCACCCCACATTCCCGGCCTACCAGCGTAAACCATACGCTCACGCAATTCTTCTTCCTGTTGTCGGAGTTGCTCCAATGCCATGAACTCGGCAAGGTCAGACCCGCCACCTTTTTTGGTGGCGTTTTCTTGAATCTTTGCCTTGTTGTCAAAGTAATCAAAGACCCGTGAGCCAAGTTGGTGCAATTCTTTGCCGTTTGCCAGAGCTTGCTTGATAACATTAAATGCCGCGTTTGCAGCCATCACCTCAGCCAGCATAACCCGCCTTCCATGCGCTGAACGCGTCTCTATTCATGTTGCAGTAATTTGCGCCGGGTTTTTCGATGCCGTGTATTTTGCAAAACTCAGCCATCAACTTTTTTGTTCTGCCGCTGGCCTGACCAATCTTTATGGCAAACGCACTTTTTCCTGTTAGCGCATCTTTCTGATTGTGCCTAGCCAAGCTAACAGTCCTACCGCCAAGCACTGCGGCTTTTGCAAGCTGCCCATTGGCGACAGCAGCCTTGCCGTTTTTGCTTCCTGCAACTTTTCCCCCTAAAGAACAACCAATTTTTTGAATGCGCTGAATGTGACCAGACTCTGCATTGGCTTTCCCTTGAATTGCCGCCATGCCAGACATATGCCCCGGCATCTGCGCAGACGCCAATCCGCCAGCACGAGAGTACTCCTTGCGATCTTCTTCGCTAACCCCACAAAAAGCAGAATTGCCAGTCGTTTCCCGCGCTCGATTGGCCCACAGGGTGTTTCTTCTTGCAAAATAATCTGGGTTTTTTTCTTCAAACTCATCCAGCCATACTTGCGCCTGTGCCGCTGTGTCCACCCAGATTGTTTCAACTAACGTTATGTTTTTCCTGCCATAGCCGCCATGCTTCTTGCAATGCGCAACCCAGTACTGACCAGAGCCGCAATAACTTCTGGAGTGAAGGTTGTATGTTTGCCCAACGTATTGAAGGCCGCTGGTCTTGTTACGCATAACGTAATACCAACGTGGCCTCCAATCCTCCGCGTTCGCTGCTGCAATTTCTGCCAACATAATTTACCTCAACAATGGGATAACAATGTAGGCGCACCAAATGACAAGCCCAACTAAAAGGGCCGCTGCAATAAAGCTAACGGCCCAATCTTTCACTTGAGTATCCACACAGCCGAGAATATCGTCCCGGCCATTGATAAGATCATGATCCCGGCAGTCTTGAGCAGGATGCCTTCAAGACGTTTGAGCCTGGCGTTGATCTGCTCATAACGGATGGCGCAGACTTCTTCGTGAGTCGAGAGCCGCGCTTCTGTGGCGTTGATGGTGGTCATCATCCACCCCAAGGCAGTGGTGCAGGCTGTGGCTGTGGAATAGCTGCTTGTGCAATCAGGAAATCCACTTCGGTTTCCATGTTGGTAACACGCTC